GGGATGCGGGTCGTGGCGAGCTCGACCGCCGCCCAGATCAGGGCACGCACGTCGCCCTGCACCTCGCCCGTCAGGTCGCAGGAGAACCGCAGCGTGGCGTAGGCGATGTTGTTGCGGCTGCGCTCGTAGGTGAAGTCGCAGTTGCCCTCGTACGCGCCGTTGGGGAGGTTCGTCCGGGCCTGCTCGTCGGTCACCTCGTAGGTGAGCTGGTTGCCGCTCTCGTTGATGGCGAAGGTCTGCCCGGTGCGCCGCCAGATGCTCGTGCCGTCAGTCGTGGGCATCACGCAGCGGCGGAACAGGTCGGGCCACGCGGAGATCCCGGTCACGTTGGCGATGGTGCCGTTCGTGGCCGGCGTGGTGCCCAGGCCCGTGGCGCTCATGTTGACCGTCAGCGTCCCGCGCACCGTCCGGGTGACGAGGCCGCCCGCGTCGAGGCTGAACGACTGCGTCCAGCGGTGCGACACGATGGGGTAGGTCGGGTCCGGGGTCTCGCTGTCGATGGCGCTCGTGCGGACCACTGCGGCGGTCAGGGTGAAGGACACGAGCGCGGCGCGCCTGCCGGCGACCTCGGTGACGGTCAGCTGCAGCAGCGGGCCGCGGCGGGCGTCGGGGAAGGTCTGGGCGATCAGGGTCTCGGTGCCGCCCGACACGATGCGGAGGTCGACGGCGTCCACCCGGCCCGTGCCGTCGCGCATCTTGGCGGCGAGCTCGGTGTAGGTGCCCGTGCCGTCCGCGACCAGGGCCGTGCCCGTCACGGTCACGGCGTAGTAGTTCAGGGTGAAGCCGTCCTCGGCGTACTCGGGCCGCTGGTCGTACTGCGACACGTTGACGAAGCCGAGATCCCAGTTGCGGCTGTCGTAGGAGAAGGACAGGTAGGCGTTTCCGGTCGGGGTGCTCACGGCAGGGCTCCCATGAGGCGCAGGTCAGCGACAAAAGGCGCGTTCGTTTCGTGGTTGATCACCTGCAGGTTCCGCGCCACGCGCTGCACGGCGCTTGCAGCCCGGGCGCCCTGCGCCTGCAGGGAACGCTGCTCGGCGGCCTTGCGGTCGGACATGAGCATCATGCCCTGCGCGACGTCCTCGATGCTCGCGCCCTGCGGGTTCAAATGTTCACCCCCATGAGGCGCAGGTCGGCGATGAAGGGCGCGTTGCCCTGGTAGATCGGGTCGGTGTTCGTGCCGAGCCTGTTGAGCGCCTTGAGCATGTCCCGCGTCCATGCCTCCCCGAGAATGCCCATCGCCAGGAATGGCTGGCCGAGGTTCTTGAGGATGTTGAAGGCCACGCGCATCGCCTCAAGCACGGCACGGGCGATGATGTCGAGGTACGGGGCAATCTTGTTCTCGAGCGCTTCCAACAGGTTGGCGATGGCCTCGATGATCGGGGCGACGGCAATGGCGCCAAGCCGGCCGATGACGTCCGACACTCGGAACAGCACGCGCTCAATCCGGCCCTGCGCGAGCTCGCGTCGCGCCAGCGCGCCGCCGGAGGCTGCGCTCGCGCGCATCTTCTCCTGCATCATCAGGATCTCGTTCATCGCGTCGGCGAGCATGATCTGTGGGCTGTACTCGCGCAGCGACTCGGTCAGGTTCTTCGCCGCCGTGTTCAGGAAGTCGAAGGTCTTCTTGAGGGCGATCCCCGCCACGCCCACCGCGATCAGCGGGGCTGCGGCAATCGCGCCCGCCGTACCCATCGCCGCGAGCTTCGTCAGCCCCTGCGCGGCAAGCGCCCCGCCCGCGCCCTGCCCCTGGATCATCCCGATGCCCGCCTCCGTCAGCGCCCCGCCCACGCGCTGCAGCATCCGCGAGCCCGTCCCGCCGCCGGCCCCGCCGTCCCCCGTGGCGTTCACGTCGATGACGATGCGTCCCAGGTCTTCCATCACTGCACGCTCCAGTCGATCTCGAACGCGCAGACGAAGGTCTCCGTCCCGCGCATCCAGCCCACGAGGTCATCCACCTGCTCCACCTGCCCGCCCGACCGCCACGTGAACGGGATCGTCAGGCGCCCGCCGAGCGTGTTCTGGATCATGTGCGTCCGCAGGCCGTCGATGAACTGCTCGATGCCACGCTCGCCTGCGATCCGCAGGGTCGCCTTGTGGACGGGGTCGTACAGGTTCCGCCACCAGATGACGAGCTGCACCTGCGACTCAAGCAGGCCCACGCCGCTGATGGGATGCCGCGCCGTGTCGCCGCCCGGGATCACCTGGATCGCGTACTGCGCGGTGACGTCCTGCCCGGGCGCCTCGCGGAGGTAGACCGCGATGCCGTAGCCGGCGTCGTCCATCCACTCCTTCAGGTCCGCGACGAGCGCGTTCCACACGTCGGCATTCGCCTGCACGGCCATCAGCGGCCCCTCCCGTGCATCTGGTGCTGCAGGCCCATGCGGACGCTCCAGGCGAGCTCGTCGCTGCCCGTGGCCTGCCGCACGACGCCCTCGGCCGCCTCGGGCGACCCGAACGCCACGGCGATGCCCTGCGCGAACGACAGCGCCCTGCGGGCCTCGACCATCGGGATGTTCGCCATGAGGCCCATCGCTGTCTCCTGGTCAAAGTCGCTCGGGGGACGGCCGTACGTCGCAAGGAAGAGGGCGGCCCCCCTGGTCAGTTTCCCGCGGCTTCCACCGCCTTGCCCATGCGGGCAAAGACGGCGAACAGCACCTCGTCGCTCGACTGCGCGGCCACCTCGGGCGTGCGCGCCACCTTGCGGATGGCCGCCGCCACGTCCTGCACGCTCGGCTCGCCGCCGGCGGGCTTGGCGAGCACGGCGAGCGCCTCGTTCCACTGCACGATGAGGCTGCCCGCAGGCACTTGGGCGCGGAAGAGGAGCGGGTCGTCGTTTTCGTTGAGGTCGATCAAACGCTGGTCCCCGTCGCGTAGAGGAGGTTGTTCACGTCGGGCACGGCCTTGACCGTCAGGCCAAGCCGCCGCTCGACGTTGCCGAAGTTCGAGTGCACGAGCCCGTTGGGGGGCAGGTAGCACCGATTGAAGGTATAGGTCGTCTTGCCGGGGGTCTTCGGGTAGATGCGGATGCCGAAGGTGCCGCTGTCGGTGACGAGCAGGCGGCCGACCGTGGTCGTGCCCTGCGCCCCGCGCTGGCGCGCCTCGAGCTGCGCGAGCTCCGTGGCGTCCCACTTCACGAGCGTGAAGGTGATCGCCCCGTCCGTGTTCTGCAGGACGATCTCCTCGGGCGTGCCGCCGCTCGACGACGTCCGCACCTCGTGCTGGTAGTCGTTCCAGGTGGCCTGCGGGAGGTTGTCGTTGTCGCACTCGCCGAGCTCGGTCCACACCGAGCCGTCGTACCAGTCAATGCGGGTCGGCCCGCTCACGAAGATCGCCGTAGGCATCAGTTCGTCCTTCCTTTGAGCACCTTGCTCAGCCCTAGTCTAATCGTGCGGCCGATGCCCGCCCATTCCTTGTCCGTGGGGACGAGGAACGGACGAGCCGGAACGGTGACGCCGCGGCGGGCAATGAAGTAGTCCTTGCCGCGGACCAGCCCTTCGTTCTCTGGATTGGCCCCCTTGGCGTGTTCGCGCCGGCCCTTCTTGGTCAGGGGGATGTAGTTGGCCTTCTTGGTCGTAAAGCCGAACTCGTGGAAGATCCCGTAGAACGGCCCGGTCAGGGTGATTTCCAGCCGGGTCGGGCCGACCTTGACCGTCCTGGCCCCGAGCTTGCCCTTCAGGTTGCCTTGGTCACTCAGGGGCGTCCCGCCCTCGCGGAACGACTTGCCCTTGATGAGGTATTCGGTCACCTCCGTGGGCTTGATGGTCACCCGGCCGTCCTTGGTCTTGCGCTGCCGCATCTCGACGCGCTTGCGCGTGCCCAGGATCGGACCCTGCTTGGGCTTGGTCTTCGTCCAGAACTCGGTGTCCAGGCTCTTGAGGGGCTTCAATGCGGTCGGCGCTCCGTCCGGGCCTCGGCCCTCGCTCTTGGCGATGTGGCGCTTCGCCGCCGCCGCCACGGCCTGGGAGATGCCCTGCAGGATGCGCGGGTCGCCCAGCGCCGCCGCCACGCGCTTCTGCCAGCTGCTGCCGCCGAAGCCGAAGGCCACGTCAGCCTCCCGGCATCGTGTTGGGCTTGCGCGGCGGGAAGAAGTTGCTCGAGCTCACCTGGTTGTAGTAGGCGAGCGTCTGCAGGGGGGTCGCCCGCACCTCGGGCAGGCCGGCGTCGGCCGCCTTGGAGATCGCCCCGAAGATCTGCCGCCCGTCCCGCAGGTGCTCCAGCATCTCGTAGGCCCGCTTGCGGCGCTCCTCCACGGCCGGCGGCACGACCATGCCCCGGCGCTGGAAGAGGATCTCGGTCGCCAGGTCGCAGGTCAGCCCGACGAGGAGCCAGTCCCCTGCGCTGGCCAGCGTGTTGAGGTCTAGGTCGGTGTAGATGTTCCCCACCCGGGCGTAGCTCTTGATCATGGCGGTGGCGCGCTCGAGCGCCATCGTCGTGATGGGGTTGGGGGGCGCGGAGTCCTCCCCGTTGTCCGAGCAGAGCTCGGCGATGATGCGGGCGTCCAGTTCCTTCTCGAGGTCGGCGTAGGTGGCGAATGCCATGCGTGCCTCCGTTCACGAAAGGGGGGGAGGGAGCCGAAGCGCCCTCCCCCCTTTCCCTTCCACTCCGAGACCGATCAGGCGGTGACGTCGGCGACGAGGTAGCCCGACACGGGCGCGACCACTTCGGTCGTGCTGTTGTCGATCACGCGGCCCTCGATGCGACGGTCCTTCGGGTCGTCCCAGTTCTCGACGGTCATGTCCTCGAAGGCCATGATCTGCACGGTCGAGAAGCTCGTCGAGCCCTCGACGCCGATCAGGCCGCCGGGGCGGCTCACGAAGACGGCTGAGTTGCCGTAGATGTACTGCCGGGTCGTGCTCGACGCGCCCTTGCGGGTCGTGACGCGCACGCTGTCGTCCACGACCACCTGCACGCCGAAGAGGTTCGGCGGGAGGCCGTACATGGCGAACGTGTCCGAGCCCTGCAGGAAGGGCATGGCCGCGGGGTAGTTCTTGACGTAGTCACGAACCTCCG